ACTTAAAAACTAAGATCATTGAGAAACCAAGAGAAAAGAACGAGTTTGAAATCATGCGTGAAAAACTTGACTCCGAAGATTATGAAAAATGGGTTCTTCGTCAATTAAACTCTTGATTTGCTTATCTATTTAGTTCTTTAAAAATTATATATTTACAAGTCTATAAAATATCTCTATTTGGGCTTTATTAACCAGCAGGAGAAGTTATGAAAATAGAAAAGATAATAGCTAAACTTGAAAAGGCACAAGATAAGATCAATGCAGAATTTGATTCTTTGCGTGATATGTTAGAAGATCATCTTGAAGAAATGGAATCAGATGAGACGTATGATGATACTGACGAAGATCTAGACGAAGATCTAGAAGATTCTGACGAAGAATAATCCAATTAGATAAGCTGTAAAGCTGGAAGGTTATCACAACCTTAAAAATAATGAATATCAAATTATTAAGTGGGAAAGTCTATGACTATGTAATTATAGTTTTATTTCTATTTTCTGTATTTTTTGTAGGAACATTTTTTCCTAATCAACTCGTCAAGGAAAAGATCAGGCAAGAAACAATAAAGCATATCAAAGCAATAGGTTCATTCTACGAACCCAAGATAGACACAAGTTCCAGCGACAAATTCATAGACTCAATGAAAAAATGTATAGCTTACATTAATATTGATTTAAACAAGCAGGAACAAATACCAACATTACTAATTATAGCACAAGCCATTGTAGAATCTGATTATGGAACAAGTAGGTTTGCTAAGGAAGGCAATGCTTTGTTTGGAGTAAGAGTTTGGTCTAAGAACGGAATACTTCCATTAAAACAAGACGCATCTATTAACTGGAGAATTAAAACTTACAAAACAAAATGCAGTTCAGTAAAAGATTATGTATCAATATTAAACAACAATCATCACTATTCTGAATTTAGAAATCTAAGACAAAGAACAAAAGACCCTATTAAACTAGCAGAAACATTAGGCAACTATTCTACTTCACAAACATACCGAATAGAGATAGTTAGAATGATTAACAAGATTAAGGATAAAATATAATGGCTAACGAAACCACTTCTACAAGCACAGCAGTTTTATATACCAATCGTAAAGCAAAAGGCACTTATAGAGTTTATAAACCAAAAACTTTAAAGATGCCAAAAAGGAAAAAGAAATGAAAAAAGCTATTTACGACAGACCAAGACCAGCAAGACTCGGCAAACCAAAACCATTTAATACTAAAACTAAAGCTTATAAAACTGCAAGACGTTCAGCAGGTCAAAAGTTCGGCAAGAAAAATAGCTTTGTTAAAAACCTATACATAGCAAAGAAGCTTAAAAGAAAATGAAGTTACCTAACGAGATAGTCTTTGGAAGCAGACTTATTAAGTTAAACCTCATTGACCACGAATTAGCTTCTAAGAAGAACATATTTGGACAATTTGAATATAGTAAAAACCTAATGACTTTAGACAAATCATTAGACCCTATTGAGATGAGTAATACTTTGTTACACGAATTATTCCACTTACTACATGATGAATACAAAATAGATTTAAGTGCAAAAGCTGAAGAAATATCCTGCAATTCATTAGCTAATGGTATGTGCCATATCCTTTATCAAAACCAAGAATTATTAGACTTCCTTTACAAATCTCTTAAAAAAGAATAATAGAACATTTAACGAACATTTCGGTTAATATGGGCAAAGAGATACTAGTAATAGACAAAGGTGGTCGTCCACCATTTGAATTTACCCCTAAGGTTTTGAAACAAATAGAAGATTTAGCAAGTTATATGTGTACGAAGGACGAAGTAGCAAATATCATAGGTTGTTCTAGGCAAACTCTATGGAGAAATCAAGAAGCATTAGATTCATACGATAAGGGGGTTAATGTTGCAAAACTTAATATAAGAAAAACCCAGTTTGATATTGCCAGTAAACTTAATTCCAGTATTATGGCTATGTGGTTAGGTAAAGTTTATCTTGGACAAACCGACAAGATACAAAATACTGACGACAATATTCCTTTACCGATCTACGATATAGTAGAAGAACCAAAAGAAGTTATTGAAATGAAGGAAGTTAAAAATGAGTAAATGTTTATTCTGTCAAAAACCAATGATGAACAAATTAGAGCAACATATTAAAGCTTGTTCTAAATGTATCGTAGATTTACTTATGAAGAAGCATAATTTAAAAGTTAAGAAACAAGCACCAATAATAATTAACACTAGAAAAAATGGTTAAATTTAGTTTACGAAGTTCTGATAAGAATAAAAAAGGTGGGCTATCTGCATCTGGTAGAGCAAGATATAATAGGGCTACTGGAAGCAATCTAAGACCACCAGTAAAAGGCAGACCAAACACAGCAACAGAATTTAGACGCAAAGGTTCATTCTTAGTTAGAATGGGAAGTAGTAGAGGACAGTTATTTAAAAACGGACAAAAGACAAGATTAAAATTAGCTTTGGAAAGCTGGGGGTATCGTGGGGCTAGTAAACAAGAAGCAGTAGCTTTGGGCAGAAGGTATTTAAGAACATATCAAAATAAAAAGAAATGATACAATGTGTGGGCGAAAGAAACCAAAGATGTTAGATAAAAAAATGCGAGGGACAAACGACTTAGAAGTTATTATTTATAATCTTAAAAAAGAAATAGATAGACTAAACGAGGAACTACAAGCCAAAGACATTGAGTTAAAAAAACTTCAGTCTAATGATTAATGTCTTTATTGGATATGATAGCAAAGAGAAAATAGCTTACCACATACTAGCCGAGAGCATACTAAGACACAGTTCAGTACCGGTATCATTTACACCAATATACTTACCTAACATTAAAGATTCATTTAATAGACCAAAGAACAGTTTATCATCTACTGAGTTTTCTTTTAGTAGGTTTATAGTTCCATACCTTATGAACTATAATGGTTGGGCATTATTCCTAGACTGCGATATGCTATTTAAAACTGACATCAAAGAATTATGGAATTTAAGAAATGATGATTATGCAGTTATGGTTTGTCAGCACGATTACGTTCCTAAGCATCTATCTAAGTTCGGCAATCAAATACAAACTGTTTATGAGAAAAAGAACTGGTCAAGTTTAATGCTAATGAACACAGCTAAGTGTAAACAACTTACAAAAGAATACGTTAATGAAGCATCAGGATTAGAACTTCATCAATTTAAATGGACTGATAAGGTTGGTGGCTTACCTTTAGAATGGAATTGGTTAGTTGGAGAATATCCACACAATCCTAAAGCTAAGAACATACACTTTACAGAAGGTGGTTGTTACTTTGATAAGTACGAGACTTGTGATTACTCATCAGATTGGTTTGATGTTTATACGAATACTGTTAAGATTCAATTATGAAAGCTTTTGTAACTGGTTGCGACAAAGACTACATAGATATACTTGATTGGTTCTTAGAAGGTTATCATAAGCATATTAAGATTCCATTATACATAGCTAACTTTGGAATGTTAAAACAATATTCTAATTCATTCTTAGTTGCTTCAGATGGCAGGACTTGGTTTTATAAACCTAAGGCAATAGAAAAAGTACCAGCAGATAAAATAATTTGGTTAGATTGCGATATAGAAATTAAAGAAGATATATCTGATTTGTTTGATATGCTAGATGACTGCGATTATCTTGTTAGTAAAGACCATGCAGTTAGAACTGATAGATGGCAAACTGGAATAGTGGGTATAAACAATAAACAAGTTCTAAAAAAATGGTTTGATAGATGCGAGATGAGACAAGAACGAGGAGATCAAGAAGCATTTAACATAATAGCACACGAGTTTAAGATCAATAGAATACCAGACAATTATCATGGGTTAAGATTAGGTAAGAATAATGATATAGCTAAAACAATACATTGGACTGGAAATGATGGAAAAGAAATTATTAGAGAGAAGATTCGTAAGTCAGAACAAAAATCCAAACATAATCTCAGTACCAATTAAGTTCATTAAGTATTCAAATCAATTCAACAAACATAATTGGCTTAGTCTCAAAGTAAGATCAGAACGAGATAACTTATATCTAAATGACAATTTAGCTAAACGCAGATTAAAAACATTACCTAAGATTGATAATCTATTTAACCCTATAATAGTTTGGGCTAGTGATTATTTGATCTGCATATTTGGCAACAAAAGATTAAAGACAGCTATTGATAAAGGTTACACACATATAGACTGTTTAATTTATAATAACTTTGAACAAGCAGTAAGTATTGGAAATAGTATTTGGAATACATTTAAACAATATGGTCTATCTAAAGTTGATTATTTATTAACAACTGATAATCAAGCTATACTAAACATAGACAAATATATGGTGGAAGAAAAACAGTTCATAGATACTTACGCAACACACCAACAAGTCTTAATCCAAGAAGCTTTAAAATCCAATGAAGATATAATGGAAACTGGTTGTGGTTATTATTCTACACCATTGTTAGTTGAGATAGCAAAAGCTAAAGGAGTTAAATTAATATCATTTGTCCAAGAGATTAACTGGGCTAGAAAATTTGACTATTTAATCGGTTCACATTATCAGCAAATACAAATAGACTTTAAACAAGAAATACCATTAACACAAAGATTTGGAATGTGCTTTTTAGACCATGAACAATTTGTAAGAGATAGAATTAAACATCTTAACAACATACTAGAACATACTAATACAGTAGTAGTGCATGATGCTGATAGAGTTCAATCATTTGCTTTATTGCATAAACCACACAGTATTGAAATGCACAAACACTTAACACCTCACACAGCAGTTATTAGAAATGTTTAATCCTTACGAATACTTTAAAGGCAAGAATGTTTTATTAATTGGTAATGGCGAGAAGTTATCAGATATAAATTACGACAATTACAACTCAATAGTTAGAATGAATCTTGGAATACATGATAGTCCATGTCATGTATGGATTAACAATTTAGTGAACGAAGGGCATAATAAATTAAAAGAAATTCCACGCATACAAAACATAGTTAGATTAAACTTTGAAAAAGATGGTAAGAGAGCAGAACGTATGCCAGATTGGGTTAAGAAAAAAGCTTGGCTATGGAACAAAGAAGAATACAACTTAATGATACAAATATATAACTATCCAAGACCAACTACTGGTTTCGTTTCAATCTATTGGTTACTTAATTACTGTAATTGCAAAGTAACTATTACAGC